GATAAGACGTTACCCCAAACGTTTGCGGTAATATACGGGTGGTTAGTTATACCACTTGCTAATGTTGGTACGATATCTGGACCAACTGGATCACTGTGTGTGTATGCGATCGTATACTCCTTCTCATTACCTCTAAAACCATGAACAACATTTGAAGTACTCATGGTCATGACCATACCCAAATCAATGTTATCACTCGAGTTATTGTTACCGACCTCTATAATTGGATCGTTAATCGTTAGACTGTTTTCATGACGAGCAGTGATGTTTCCTACGACGTGTAAATTACCTGTAATTTCAACATTTGAACCTAGTGTCACGAGATCGTCTCCGTCGAATTGGAGTTTTGGGTTCGTTGATAATACATTACCTCCATCTATAAACGGAATACGGTTAGCATCTAAAGCTTGTGTTGTAATCGAACCGGTTAGCGTTGGTGCATTTAAAGTTGCGTCTGATATTGTTGTTGTCCATTGAGGTACATTTCCATTCATATGTAAAATTTGTTTATTAGTCCCTTTAGCGAGTCTGTTTAATGAATTAGCATTATCTGAATATAATATATCACCTTGTGCATACGCATTTTGACCCGTACCACCTTTGGTTTCGGGTACTACGGGTAAAACGGCATCACTGAGTGTGTTATTATTGTATTGTACTACATTCGCTGCGTTAATACCCGATATTTTTGCACCATTACCTTCCAGTGTAGTAGCTTCTACGAATCCGGTAACGAGACCCCCGGTTTCTATGACATTGGATGTTGTATTCGAACCTATGGGACCACCACCGACGATCTCATCTAGGGTAGATGCAACGTCCATCCACGCGGGTACGCCCGATCCTGAATCAAATTTTAAAAATTTATCGTTCGCTCCCGATGATGTTATTCTTGCTAGTGTTGTTGGTCCCGATGCGTAAAGCATATCACCTGTGCTGTATGTACCAATGTTGGTACCACCACGCTCAACATCAAGTATCCCTGTATCTATATTTTCGGCGCTTATATTTGTTATATTTGCACCATCACCTTGAAACGTACCCCCTGGTGACACAGTAATATTTAGGCCTTCGATAGATGTAGTTCCTATTATTTCACCTGCCGTTATTTTACTTGCTGTTATTGTATTTGAACCTGCAATGTTACCGAATATTGCGTTATCGTTTGGGTTTCTTACAAAGACGTTACCACCGATATCGACGTTACTCGTTGTAAAAATACTATTATGAGCATTTGAAAATATGATTGTATTTGACGTGATATTACCTTGATTTGTTATATTTTCCATCGTAAGATTTGAAAGGTAATACGAATCGCCTCGGTAATTTTGCGCATTGACGTTACCGACCGTATCTAACGCGAATTCCGACGCATTTGGTATATTTAATACAGTTTGACCTAATGGACCTATAGTTAATTTGTTTTGGGGGTTTGTGTTTGCAATGGCAACGTGATCTGTTGCTTGTAAATCTCCCGAATGTATGATTCCAGAAACTTGGATTTTGTTTGTTTTATTTCCATCTATAGCAACTTCGTTTAATGTTGTTTTGAAGTTGTCTGACCTGATCGTACCTGATGAAACGATAGTTTCGTTTGTATTTGTAAAAATCACTGTGTTAGATGACGTATTACCTAAATCAACTGCCGATGCTAAATCTACACCACCTAGGAGTGCTGTAGGAACACTCGAATCAACAACTTCTTTTGTGGATGCCGAGTAACTCAAAAGGTTAGAAGCTGCTATTTCCGCGACCCGTAAAGGTGTCATATAAATAGAATTTGGTGTGGATGCATTTATTGGAGCATCTGAAGCATTGAACACGATTGTGTTTTCAGCCTGATTATCCAAAGCATGTTTACCAAACCGGATTTTGGTAGACCGCTCGATGGTAGGTATGTTTTTAACCATTTAATATAAGTATGTATTTTAATTTGCGTAGATAAGGCCGGCCATACCATTTTCAATTCTGAGTATATTGTAATTAACCGCGTATATCGGATCGGTTATGTTCATGGTTTGACTGATTATCTTAGCTGAATCTAAACGACTAAAATTGAGAGTTCCTGTCGGCTGGAGCGAACTCGTTGAAATACAAAAACAATGTAAAAAGAAATCGGGTGACGTTACGAACGTCGTGTGATAATAATTTGGTACTTCCATGAAATGGGGTTTTCCGTATTTAAAATTGCATATATCTTGACCGTTAATTTCTATTTTGACTTTATTGGTATCCGATGTTAATGCACCTCCCGTGGATGTATCTGAACATGCGAGATACTTTACCGGGTGGTTAAATACGAGTTCCTGTACAAGTTCGTTCGATGGTAAGCTTTTCTGGACTTGTGTAATGAGCATGTCATGGTTTCTCGAGACGATATTACCACGCTCTTCGTTATCCAAATAGTAATAGTTCGAATAACAGTCAAATTCGTAGTTTTCAGCTTGCGAACCCCAGTGAATTCTTAATTCAACTTCGTGGTATTGTAGCGCGATTATGGGTAAAGCGCATTGCGCACCTTCGCAAAAGAAGAATCGTAAAGGGTAAAAATACGAACGAGCGCTTATACCTGGGTGCGTACCTAATGCACTCTTAGAAATGTTGGATGCGAACGTATCAATGGCGATTTTTTCTGTAAAAACGGCGTCTTGAGTGTCAATAACCTGACCACCTATGAGTAATTCGACTTTATCTATGAGGGTATCCCACCTTTGAACGTCGAGCGCCTGTGTGGAGTTGTGTATAGTTAGATACGTGTATCCTAAAAGGTCACCTGATCTTGGGAATTTGACAGATGACATAGCGTTATTTTTCACAGATCCCTGTATCGTTTGCTCTTCTATGGATTGTGAAAAATTAGAATGTCGCTTATAACTGGAACTAAAGAATGAAATTTCTGGTTCGCCCATTATGTGCTTATCTTGAGCACCAATAGCAATTAGTTGAATAACACCAGAAGACATTTATAATAATAAAAGGTTTAAATTATACGTACGAGACGCCCTGAAAATTATTTATTGTAGGGTAAATTTCTTTTTTTGCAAACGAATTTAAAAACGAAAACAGCGTCTCCACACGCTGCTGCATCACCATCTTGTTTATCTAAATTAAAAGTTAATCTATCGAGTTTTCGTATTGGGTTATAATACTGTTGGATAATTGGGTACTCGTTTCTGAATAATACAGCCTTTTGGGAGCTACCCGTACCGTGTATTGTGTGTTCGCATATAATTGTTCCGAAAACACCGTTAAGGTGATTATCAGCATCATCGAGATCCTTTTTACCTCTTTGGGTAAAATTTGTTTTGAGTTCTTCTATACCAATGTGTATGCATCTTTGAGCATCACCCGTTGTATTAATAGTTGCCGCAAGTAATTGTACTTGGACGACATTTTCGAGTGGTGTTGGTAAATGAAGTGTAAAATCTGTATTATCTGAACCATGATCTAAGTTATCGAGTATAACCGTGTGATGTTCGTATTCGAAATCTGGTAAAGTGGACTGGCTAGTCACTAATGCCATTTATATATACTGGAGATTTTACTTCATCTTATAGCCCGCTTGTGCCGCGACTAATTTTTGACCGCCGCAGATACCACCTTTACTATCGGAGTAGTAGGAGTTCTTGAGACAGTCTTCCTTGGATTCGAGGTCGAAGAGCGAACCTTCGTCTGTAGTTTCGATCGTGACTGGGCTGTATCCACTTGTTCTCAAAAATTGGAGAATACATATAAGTGCGAAGACGATCACAATTGCCTTGAGTGTATTTTTGTTTGTAGAGTTGAGTTTCATTTGTATTGAACATACATTTTTTTTATAAAGTGCGTTAAAGAAATTAGAATAGTTTCAATATAAAGATTAATGGACGGAGAGATTATACTTAATCGTAATGACACAAACGTTATGAAATTGGACGATAACGAACAGGCTCTTATGAACGAGATTGAAATCGAAGTTCCTAGACCTCAGCCTGTGAAAAAGCAAATGCCAAAACACATGCACACTCAGTTCACGCCACCCCCGGTACAAACTTTCCAGGAAGACATTGATTCTTTTGCAAACCCCGATAAACAAAACCGACCCTCGGTTCCACCAACTGAGGAACCCGTTGATTATGGCGAGTACGAAGTTGAACCAGAACCAGGGTATTCGTATGATTATGGCGTACCCGACGGTGGTATGGAAGAGGATAAACCCTCACCTGGTTTTAAAACTATCGACGAGGAGAAGGCCGATCTCGTAAACAAACTTGGTCGGTTAGAAAAAAAAGGTTTTACGGTGAATAAGCGTTTGAATGCATATTCACCTATAGATGAACTTAGAACGGAAGTTAAGAGAATTACATATAGCATAGACGTAGATAAATCGATAAAGTTTTCGAGACGTATGCTTATTGCATGTACGACAGGTCTCGAGTTTTTGAATAAAAAATATAACCCATTCGAAATCCAGCTCGATGGTTGGTCCGAGAATGTTATGGAGAACGTCGATGATTACGATGAAGTTTTCGAGGAACTTTACGTGAAGTATAGAACGAAAATGCACGTCGCCCCAGAAGTTAAACTTATAATGATGCTTGGTGGATCAGCTATGATGTTCCACTTAACAAATAGTATGTTTAAATCAGTCATGCCGAACATGAACGATGTGATTAAACAGAACCCCGAATTAGTACAAAATATGATGTCGGCCGTTCAAAATACGGTCCCTAAGTCACAACAACAGGGCGAAGATAAGGTAGATGCAAATGGAAGACGTGAAATGCAGGGCCCAGGCTTAGACATTTCGAGTCTTATGGGTAATATTATGATGCCACCACAACCTTCCATGAGCACAACGCATTTGAATAAACCAGACGATGATATGGTCGATCTCGAGGACGACATTTCGGATATAGCCGAACCACCAGCAGACGATAGTAAGGAAACTAAGGGTGACGATGAAAATGAAGTGAGGGAAGTTAAGGTTACTCAGACCAAGTCTAAACGCGGTGGTGGTAAGAAGAAAAAATCGGTCGAAATTAATTTGTAAGTAATATATAAATGATAGGATACTGTCCTTTAGACGAGGAACCTATTGAGAGACCTTCATGGAGTCAGGAGGAATTGATACCTCAGCCAAGGGTAGCAAGACGTCGTCGCGAGATAACGTCTTTCCTAGGCGAGGACGATACCGAATGTAATTTTCTCGTTATGTTTTTTATCGTGGGTGTTATTACACTCGCGATTATGGATTCGCTTCCACTAAAAAAGTAGTGGGTTAAACCATCTACCATCCTGTTTGTTCCAGCATGGTAAATGTGATTTTACTTAATTTTATTTTAATTGTTCGGGTACGACGTATCCGTCACTGTCAGTCCAATTTGTATCGTACATGTGTTGATCTTTTCTTTCGCCTATAACTAACCAACTAACATTTGCGGTAGAAGACGCGTTTTGACACGATATTGTAAGCATGTTTCCAGATACGGACCCTTTCACTGCGTCCCAATCGGATTCGTTCGTTGTAAAACACTGAGTGTTTCTATTCAGTGCTTCAAATGTACCACTTGTCATTTTAGAAACGGTATCTAAGTTTATAGAAGCACTTCCATTTACTAGATCAACTTTACCTCTGTATATGAGATCGGCTTTTGGACCTTCTATGAAAGAGTGGTAAAGATTGTGTGTATTACTCATACTTGTAAGTGGGTGATCAATTGTAAATGAACCACTGGATTTTGTAATGTTGCCATTAACATGAAGTGTAGAAAATGGATTATTGGTTCCGATACCAACATTACCATTACTGAGTATTGTTAATCTTTCTGTATCTGATGTACTAAAGACAAGATTATTACTACCTATTTCTGATAAACCTCGTGATTTTATAAAACCACTGGTTATTATGGATTGATCTGGTGCGCCTTCATTATACAGATCAGCGGCCGAGTTATGATCTGGTACAACTCTTTTACCTGCATAATTGGTACCATCGGTAGCTATAAAACGTTTGAAGTTACCAATTGCATAACCGTCCGTACCTTGATACCCTGTTTGAAAACCCGCCCCTTGTGGTATGTTACCAAAATATGCATCGTCCATAAAAGTTACGGTTCTCACAGTTACACTACCATACGTGTTAGTTTCCCATAGATCAGTACTATTACCTCCTGTTGATTGTGCTTGAAGGGTTTGTGATACACCGTTTATCCATAATTGTGTAGTTGCCGTACCAGTATTAGGATTAGCACTCGGTGTATTATCGTATTTAACGCATATATGATACCATTTATCTTGATCAAATGTATAGGATGTTATATATCTCATATTAGCCGGAACGTTTTTATAGTCTATTATAAAACCTGAACTTGTAACTATATGTGAAACACTATCAGGATTTTGTGCGAGGTTGTCTTTCACTCCGAATATAGTATTATTGAAAAAATTCTGTGGTTTTTGTGGCATAAACCAATACGACGTTGTAATTATGCCATGATTACTAGATGTTAATTGATCGCCAGTTATAGGACAAAATACATCCATGATCCTACCATTTGCATAATTAATGTTATTTGGACCAAAAACTAAAGCGTTATACGTATCACTATAAGCCGACCCCCCTGAATTTAATGTTAATTTTAACTGGTATCTATGTTGTGTCGTTGTAAGACTGGGTTGTTTCCAATAAAATTGCCACCACGGGTTTCTTTCGTGTGCATCATTTTTACAATACCAATCCCCATCTTCAAAGAAACAGTGTTTAGACATGGTATTATAATGTATAGATAAACCATCAACTATTACATTAGATGCTTCATGATTGTTTATAAAAAGTTTTCCACCTTGTATATCTTGTGAGCCTGCAACTACAAGCCTATGATTGATGAGAGGATTTGCCGGTGTATTTGGACTTTCGTGAGTTTTATCCAATCTTTGATTGGGGTAAGCTGTAGTCATGTCCAATCCATAATTTTCTTTGATATCAGTATCATCGAATTCGGGTACGCCTATACCAACGTTACCTAAACCCGTTAATGTTAATCTATTATAAATTGCACTCGCTTCTTCTAACGTTTTAGAAAAATCTTCACCGTTTTTAGACCATACTCTTCTATTTGAGTCCGCTGGTATGGGACTATTTTCAAATACCATACCCTCTAAACATATTGATGGTGCTTTTATCCGTATTCTATCTGGACCGTGTGTATTAGACCCTCTTACATGTCCCGATTTGTATATTAACAATTCAGATTTATGAATATCACCCGTATACTGTGCCGTGTTTTGTATATACGTTTTGAATAAACCATTTTCCATGACTGGGTTACCAAACATGAGTTTTCCTGGTTTGGTATCTGAATCTAGATAAGACGTATCCCCACCTACTGTTAAACTTGCACAGTCTAGATTCCCTCCTAAACTTGTTTTTCCTATCATTTTTATCGTTGGTGTGAAACGTTTAAATGTAAATACGGTCGAACCACTTGACCAATTACGATCTGAACCCGTTTGTCTTTGTTCGTTTCCGTATAACTTTCCATCAGAGTATGAACCTGAAAAGATTACAAATTCGCCATTTTTTGATATCGATGTAGGTAAACCACCTAATTCTTTACTTTCTGATTCTTCGTGGTAATTAACCCAGTTTTTACCGTTCCAATCCATTAAATTATACGTATTTGGACCTGCACCATCCCCATTCCCGATGGATCCTTGACTGACGCTTTGCCACTGAGTTGTAGGCTGACCTGGTTGGGGATTATAGTCCCAATACACGGTATTTTCTACAAACCCATTACCAATTACAATACGCGTACCGTCGTAATTCATGTGTAAGGTAGCCCCGAACCCTATTGATGTATTTACTATCGGTTTATCGGTCATAAAAAGATATTGTGGTGTTGATGAAGTTAACGGTTGTTCCCATGATGCACTAAAAAAACATTGCCTACCTGGAGCTGAAGCTGCTATTATACTACCATCCCTATTTATACCAACATGGTGTCCAAATGCAGCGTATGTGGGTATTTTTTGTTGTCCATTTTCTACCAGATGATTGGTAACTCTCTTAACATTTGAAAATTCGGCTGAAAACGTTTCTGTATATGTAGGAAATGTTATACTTGTCCCTGTCCCCCATGGCATGGTACGTGAATTCCATGCATACCCTCCTTGTCCGTATGTTCCGGATTCTTCAAATACTTGTATATCACCATTTTCATACTGAGCAGTAGAATTTTGTGCCACCGATGGGTTAAACCCATGAGGTGCACCAGCTATAATAACTTTGCCGTCTCCGGATATTTTACACGAATACCCAAGCGCGGAAGTTTGACTACCCATTTTCGAAGCCAATTGTACTATTGCGGAATCTTTGGGCCAACTTATTACTTCACACACGGCATATTGAGATGGATTTCCAATGACAAATCTAGAATCGTCGTCATCAGCTATATCTACGGACCAGCCAAAAAGACTAAGGGGAGCCATACCCGTTATATAAGTCCCGGTTCCGGAGGCGCTTGTTTTACGCTGTGCCCAAGTTGTTCTATTATTATTAGTCGCATCGAAAACATAAACTCTGTTATTTCCATACGAACCTATTACCAAAGTATCACCCGCTGCATCTATAGCAATTGAACATCCAAAATGTGTTGTAATGCTAGGGTTTCCCTCGGGGTCCTGTATCACTGTTCGAAATTGAGTACTTGTTCTATTGGATGTATATACATACACTCTTCTATTACCAGCAATTGCAAATACAGTACCAGCATTATTTATGGCTGAACACTGACCAAAAGAACCGTCCGTGAATGCTGGATTCACACCACAAGCAGTTAAATTATCATATTCTGAAGGGTAAAGTTGAGGTACAAGTTCTTCAGACATTATAGTATATTAATCCATTTTAATTAGTCTGGATCAGCGTACGCACTTTTTGTGTTACTACCTATACCAAAATTTATAATCGTATTATTTCTTTCCCCTTGAATAGATATACCTGAAAGCTTACCCCCATATCCTATGAAACCGTCTTTTGATGAACTGTAAATATCGCCTGAGACCGACAATTTATGATCGGGGACTGTGTTCGATATACCAACATTCGAATCCCTATTTATAGTTGTACTATATGAACCAGTACCTGCGGTCCATAGAGATGATCCTCCACCTCCACCAAACGTTTGTGCGACCCCGTTAATTCTAAAAGTACTACCAGTAGATATATTGATATCACCATTAACGTCTAACGGATAAGATGGAGTAGTGTTTAATATACCTATTTTACCAGTATTATCTATTTTTACTTTAGTATTAAACGTACCATCGGTACCATAAAAAGTAACACCATCCCAACGCTGAGATGAAACAGCCCCTTTAAGCCTTTCTACAATAATTAAAATTCTATTATATGGATCATCGTTAAGGTAATCTGGTGTTCTAGTGAATATGGTGTGATTACCAACACCTGGATGTGTAACATCACCAGTACTATGTATAAGATCGTAGTCTA